CACCCAATGGATGCCCATGTTCTCGAATTCACGATCGCGCGCCTTGATCTGCAGCCCGGGGACGTTCTCGTCGTCAAGGTCGAAAGGCCTATTTCAATGCTCCAGCGCGATCGCATCGGAGAATTGTTCAGCCGCGTCGGCTTGCCAAACAAAATCCTGGTGCTCGAAGCCGGCGTCGATCTCGCGGTGTTGAGCTCGACCGGCGGCGAGGAGGCGATCTTCAAGACCATCGACGATGAAATGCGCGCTATGCGCGCTCCGGCTGTATCGGCGTGATGCACCCGATAGTCGCCAAATTCTGGCTCCGGGTCCGCTACGCCGGCCGCGCGACCGCGCGAGCCATGACATCCGCCGCGGCCTCCCTTCTGGCGCCGATCGGCTTCCGTGAAACGCTACTGCTCGGCGGCGCCATCCTGATCGGCGCCGGCATCTGGCCGGTCTCGGTACCGTGGGCCCTGATCATTCCGGGCGGCATCTTCATCTATGTGGCCATCTTCGGGGTGAATTGATCATGGGCGGCCTGGCGACGATGTCGCGCAGCATGTCCGCGCCGCACATGAAATCCGATATCGGCGCTTCGGCGGCGACCGGCGGCGGCGGCTTCCTGCCGCTGCTCGGCGCCACCCGCTCAGCCAGCGGCATCATCGTCAACCAGGCCGCCGCGCTGGCCGAACCCACGATCTACCGCTGCGTCATGATCCGCGCCGGCGACGTCGCGCGCTGCACGCCCCGGGTGATGCCGGAAGGCGCGCCGCGCAGCGGCAAGGCTAATTCGGAGCACCACGTCGCCAAATTGTTCAAGCGGCCGAACTGGGTGCAGACCTGGTTCGAATTCGCCCTGCAGATGGAGACGGCCTACATCCTGCGCCAGAACGCCTATGCGGCGATCCTGCGCGACGGCCGCGGCAATCCGATCAACCTGATCCCGATCAATCCGGACGGCGTCACGCTGCTGGAAGCCTCGAACGGGATGCTGTTCTACCAGACCAGCCGGATCGGCCTGTTCCAGATGTTCGCGCTCAAGGGTCTGCCGATGGCGGTCCCGGCCGAGGACATGCTGCATCTGCGGGGCCTGTCGCTCGACATGCTGCTCGGCGTGCCGATGATCGGCCTTGCCAAGGATTCGATCGGCGTGGCGCTCGGGCTGCAGCAGCAGGCGGCGCGCCTGATGGCCAACGGTGCCCGCCCCGGCGGCGCGCTGAAACACAAGGGCACGATATCTGCTGACGCCGGCAAACGGCTGAAAGCGCAGTGGGAAGAAATCCGCGCCGGCCTGGAAAATGTCGGCAAAACCATCCTGCTCGAAGAGGGCATCGAGTGGCAGGCGCTGCAGCTGTCATCGGTCGATATGCAGTTCATCGATCAGCGCAGGATGTCGGTCGACGAATGCGCGCGCTGGGTCGGGGTGCCGCTGTGGAAACTGTCGGTCACCGCCGAGCTCGCCCGCATCAAGGTCGACGACGCCCAGGTCGATTACGTCAACACCACGGTGAAGCCGGACCTGGTCGCCTGGCAGCAGAAGTTCAATCAGGTCTTCCGCCTCGATGACGAGAAACTGACTGCGGACCTCGACGAGCGCGATCTGTTGCATCCGTCCGAAGCGACACGGGTCAACAACCAGCGGCTCAAGGTGATGTCCGGGCTCTCGACCCAGAACGAATGCCGCGCGCAAAACGGCGATCCGCCCCTGCCCGGCGGCGACGTGCTGCTGACCCCGGTCAACCTCGCCGCTGCCGGCTCCGACATGACCGGCACCGCTGCCGACGGCGCCGGCCGCCCCGCCGCCGGCGCGCCGCCGGATCCGGGCGCTCCCAATGCCGAGAAATCCGTGATCGCGCCGTATGTGGTGAAAGACCAGAGCGCTTTCGTGCAGAACCCGCATCCGCCGGCGCCGCGCGCCGACCAGGCCGAAAGCTGAAGGACCCCCAGATGGATTCGAAGCTCAAATATTTTTCCGGCTCGATCGTCAAGGACGACACGCTCACAGACCGCCAGATCCGGTTCATCGTCTCGACGCCCAATGAAGACCGCGTCAAGGATGTCATGGAGCCGGCCGGTTGCGACCTGACGAACTACCGCCACAACCCGATCGTGCTGGTTCAACACGACGTCAAGTCGCCGATCGGCAATGCCGAGGTCGAGATCAAAAGCGACCGCGTCGAGGCGATCGTCACCTTTGCGCCGGCTGGGATTTCGAAAAAGGCCGATGAATATTGTGGCTTGGCGAAGGCCGGCGTGGTTCGCGCGGTCAGCGTCGGCTACAAGGAACTGGAAGTCGAACCTCGAAAAGGTGGCGGGCTTCACATCAAGAAATGGGAGCTGCTCGAAATTTCGCTGGTTGCAATCCCAGCCAACGCCGACGCGATTGCGATCGCTAAGGCGGACAGCAACTGGAAGGTCGGCGCCTCGCGCAACCTGCCCGTCGCGGCCGATGCAGCTTGGGACGCGGCCGCGGCAGCCAAGGGCATCTTCGACAAGGCCGAATTCGACAGCGACGACGCCGACACCGGCTTCGCCCGCAAGGGTTTCCTGGTCTACGACGCCGCCAATGCCAGCGACGCCGCTGCTTATCAGATCCCATTCGCCAAGCTGCTCGATAGTCGCCTGATGGTGACCCGCGAGAGCATCGCGGACGCCGCGGCGAAACTGAAATCCATCAATCTTCCCGACGACGTCGTTGAAAAGGCGCGCGCCGTCATTGCGCATTACGAGGGCGAGATGAACAAGACCAAGGCGATCGAGACCGCAAAGCCGGGCAAGCTGAAGTTCAAAAGCCTCTACGACGTGGCGCAGCTCGCCTATTTGCTGCAGGAACTTGGCTACATCGAGGACTGCGCGGAGTGGGAAGCGGACTATGAGGGCGACGACAGCAAGGTGCCGGCGCTGCTGGTCGAGGCGATGCGCCAGGTCGGCAACGCGCTGATCGCGATGACGCTCGAAGAGATCGGCGAGCTGCTCGGCGAGGAAATCATAGTCGAAGTTGGCAAGGGCCTGTCACCCGCGGCCGCCGCCAAGATCAAGGCGCTGAAGTCGCCGATCGCCAAAGCGTTTGCGGTTGCGCGCGCCAAAGCGGGCCGCAAATTCTCGGCCGCCAACCAGAAATCCATGGAGGATGCCTGCAAGAGCATCCTCTGCGGGCATGACGCCATCAAGGCGCTGCTCGATGAAACCGATTCCGGTGATGAGCCGGATGCCGAAACCGACACGGAGAAGGCGCTGCCGCCCGGCGTGCTGTCAGAGCGCGAACGGGATCTCGAACTACTGCGGCTGAAGAGCTGCTGAACGCGCCGACACGGCGCGCCTCCCCGCCCCTTTCCGGAGCCTTGGGCAAGCTGTCCGCAGCGTCGTGACGACGCCGCACCCCTTAGATGGAGCCTCAAATGACCATTGCTGAATTGCTGGCCGCCCGCGGCAAGGCATACGATGCCTTGCTCGCTCACGGCAAGAAAAAGGATTTCGCCCCGGCCGACCAGCCGGAATACGACCGTCTCAGGGACGACGTGATCCGCCTCGACGGCGAAATCACCCGCGCCAAGGACGAGCAGGAACTGGCCGCAAAATCGGCGGTGCCCGTCGCCGGCCAGGAGCGTACTACTGTTCCCGCGGCGGCCGAGACCGACAGATACGTCAAGGACAAGTCGCTGATCATCGGCGGCGTGAGCAAGATGATCGGCATGGGCGGCGGCAACCTTTATGGAGCCCGTCAGGCCTGCGCCGAGCTTTATGGCGAAAGCCATCCCGTCACCAAGGCGCTCAACACCTCGACGTTCTCGGCCGGCGGCGTGCTGGTCGCTTCCGACGTGATGGCCGAAATCATCCCCCTGCTGCGCGCACGCGCAGTCGTTCGGTCGGCAGGTCCGCGCAATCTGCCGATGCCGCATGGCACGATGCGGATGCCGGGACAAAGCTCCTCTGCCACGGCCTCGTACGGGACCGAGGGCTCCAATGCGAAAAAGTCGCAGCCGAAGGCCGGAGCCAAAGTCGCAAGCTACAAGAAGTTATTGGCCCTGGTGCCGGTCTCGAACGATTTCATGCGTTATGCAGACGCCGCGGTCGATGCCTGGGTTCGTGACGACATGATCAAGGTCATGGGCCTGACCGAAGACTTCAACTTCCTGCTCAGCGACGGCACCCAGGACACCCCGCGCGGCTTCACCTCGTTTGCGAACGGCTGGGTCGCGCTCAACAAGGGCACCGTCGGCGTCTGGTCGACCACGGCGAATTCCATATTCGCCGTGAACGGCGCCGATCCGGCCAATTCCACCGGCGGCAACTTCATCACTTCGACGGCGAATTTCACGCTTGCGACCGTCGCAGCCGAACTCGGTGGCGTCGTCAACAGGCTCGACAGTGCCAACGTGCCGGAGGACAAGCGCGCTTGGTTCATGCACCCGCGCTCCTACAACTACCTCTACAACGTTCAGAACTCGCTCGGCGTTTATGTCTACCGGGACGAACTGAGCAAGGGGAAGTTGATGGGCTACCCGGTCTACAAGACCACCCAGATCGGCACCGCCTATTGGGATGCGACCGGCACCAACAAGGACCTGTCGTTCGTGATTCTGGTCGAGATGACCGAGGACGTCATCCTCGATTCGATGCAGCTCGAGCTCGCGGTGTCGAAGGAAGGCACCTATTACGACGAAACCGGGGCCCTAGTTTCGGTCTTCCAGCGCGACGAGACCTTGCTGCGCGCCATCTCCGAGCACGATCACCAGGTCCGCCATGATGAGGCGATTGCGGTGATCCAGGGCGTGCGCTGGGCTCCGTCCATCCAGTAAGCCGCGTCAGCGGCTCTATCAGGGTCCGGGTCTTCCCGGACCCTGAATTTGACCCAACAACCCCCACCATTCTTTCACCCGAAAAGGACTTCGATCATGGAGACCGTTCTTCAGCGCGACGTCGGCAGCCTGGGCGCGCTCAAGCGTCTGTCTGCCGCCGCATCCGCCGTTGCCGCCGGCACCGGCGATTCCACCACTGTCACGGGCGTCACCATCGACCGCATGGGCTTCCCAAACGGCTCGATGCCGAACAGCCTGGCGCTGGCCTTCCCCTGGGAAGCGGTGCTGGCGACGGCCAAGACGCTGTCGATCGGTTACGCGGTCCAGGACAGCGCCGACAACGCCAACTGGTCCGATTATCAGACCGCGACCTATGCCGTGGTGGCGACCGGCTCGACGGCAGCTTCGGCCGCGGCCGGCGAACTCGAGGTCAGCGTCAACCTCTCCTCGGCGCGCCGCTTTATCCGCGCCAACCATGCGCTGGATCTGTCGGCAACCCAGACCGACACCGCAGCGTCCCGCGCGGTCGGCTTCTTCGCCGGCTTCGACCGTCTGCCGGCGTGATCGTCACTACAACCATCGGCGCGGCGGATGCCGCCGCGCCCGCGGACAGGCTTGCGCGCGCGCGGCAGCGATCAGTCATGATCTGCACGCCGATCGCGCGCAATCCGGCCTGGCAATACACGTCATCGCTGGCATCGACCCTGTTGTTCCTTCCCGAACAGGGCATCCGCTGCAGCTATCAGTTCGTGATTGGCTCATCGGTGATCTCGAAGGCGCGCAACGAACTCTGCGCGCATTTCCTGATGTCGGACTGCACCGATCTTCTGTTCATCGACGACGACATGCAGTGGAGCCCGAACGCGGTGTTGCGGCTGCTGGCGTCCGACAAGCCGCTGATCGGCGGCGTCGGCCGGATGCGGGTGCAGAAACCGAACAGCGATCCGGCGGTATGGTGCTGGCGCCCGTTCCACGATCGTGACGGCCGCTTGCACCAGGATGACATGGGCGCGATCGAAGCGCTCGGCTTCGGCGCCGCCTTCATGCTGATCAACCGCCGCGTGCTGCACGAGCTCGCGACCGTGCATCCGGAGTGGAAACGCCCCGGCGCCAACGACTGGCCGCAGGATCTGCGCGACCACTATTTCGAATTCTTTCGCCAGAACCATGAAGGCGAGGAAGGCGAGACCAGCGAAGATTACGTGTTCTGCGATCGCTGGCGCCGCCACGGTCAATCGGTCTGGGTCGATCCCACCATCCAGCTCGGTCATGTCGGCTCCTGGACCTATCAGGGCAGCATCGAGGACGCGGTCCTGGTGCCGGCCGCAATATCGGAGAAGGCTGCATGATCCGCGAACTGATCCAGGCGCGCGCGCTTGAGCTCGCCACCCATGACGGCGCGCCGGTGGCAACGATCGTCCACCTGCACGGCGCAGCGTCCAACCTGATCGGCGAGATCGCCCGGGAAAAGGATGCCGCGATCGCCGACCTGGTCCGGTCGATAGCCACCGCGGCGAAGGTCGCCCTTTCGGACACCCGGGAGCCAGCGCCCGAGGCCAGCAGTGATCTGGTTGCCGCCATTCCGGAAGCCGCCAGCCCGCCAGCAGAGCCCGGCAAAACACCCCTCGATGCGTTACCTACGGTCCCGGCAGCCGAACCCGCCCTGCCCGCTGCAGCAGCTGACGCGCCCGCCGGCGAGGCTTCGGCCGAACAGGTGCCGGCATGAAGGGCGTCGAATTCACCAGACCCGTCGCGCCGTTCGGCGCCGGCGACACCGCGTTGCTGCCGGATGGCGTCGCGGACGCCCTGTTCGCGTCCCGGGAGGCCAAGCCTTACGCCTTCCCGGACCATCCGCACGCCCACGAGGCCGGCTACCAGGTGCCGTCGACCAAGCCCGCCGAGCCGGCGAAAAAGCCCGTGCTTTCCATCAAGAAGAAATGATCTGAGGAGAATGGGCCTTTGACCGACCGTTACCAGGGAATGTCGTCGTCGCTGTCCTCGCCCTATGTCGGCGGCGCCGCGATCACCAAGAGTGACACCGTCGCGATCGAGGTCACGCGCGCGATTTACGTCGGCGGCACCGGCGACCTCAAGGTCACCTATCAGGATGGCTCGGTCGACGTGCTGCAGTCGATCCCGGCCGGCGCCATCCTGCCGATCCGGGTGTCGCTGGTATGGTCGACCGGTACCACCGCAACCAAGCTTTCGGCGCTGTACTGATGAAGCAAGCGCTGATCGATCTCGATGCCGAAAGCTGGTTCGCGCCGCGGGCGGACGACACCGGCTTTCAGGGCAGCTTAAGCGTCTTGCTGGATGCGATGCTCACGCACGGCCTGCGTGTGATCGGCAGCGCGTCGGGGCCCGCGGGAAAGATTCGGTTGATCATCGAGGGCGACAGCCTGCCGGCGGAATGCTCCGAGGGCTGGCGCATCGTTCTTCCGGCGTTCAGCTGCGAGGCCCATGGCCGGCAGCGCATCGTCCGGGTGACGGATCTGCGCGTCACCGGCCGGCCCAGCGTCCAGATCGTCGCTTGAGCCATGCACACCCTCGACATCTTCGCTGCAAAACTGCCGCCGCCGGCGCAGCGTTATTACCGCTCTGTTGCGCCCACGGTCGCCCCGATCTCGCTGCAAGACGCGAAGGGCTTCCTGCGCGTCGACCACGACGACGACGACGCCGAGATCCAGCGCTTCATCGATGCGGCGATCTCGTATCTCGACGGCTCCGGCCAGGAGCGCGACGGTCATCTCGGCCGCGCGCTGATCAACCAGACCTGGATCCTCGAAGCCGAACGTCCCGATTGCGGACGCATCGCCATCGAGTATGGCATGGTGCGGACCGTCAGCGGCGTCGAGGTGATGAGTGCCGGGGCTTATGCGACCTGGGAGCCGGCAAAATACCGACTCGGCCGGCGCGACGGCCAGGCCTTCATCGCTCCGGTGGCCGGTCAGTCATTCCCGCAACACGATGTCCGCGAGGATGCCTTCAAGGTCACCTATGTCTGCGGCTACGGGCCTGACGCCAGCGATGTGCCGGCCGGCCTGGTCGAGGCGATGCTGCTCCACGTCGGACACCTCTACGAAAACCGCCAGAGCGTCTATGCCGACGCCCGCGGCCAGAGCTTTGCGCTGCCGTTCGGCTACGCAGATCACATCAGGTCTTTTCGTGTGGTCCCGACGGTCTGAACCTTTTTCGCATTTCACCGCCCTCAAAAGGAGATTACCGCCGATGACCCAGGTCAACGCCGTCGTCAAAGCATCGATCGAAGGCTCCGCGCGGCTGTCGCGCGACGGCCGCGACACCATCGACCCGATTCCGCATTCGGACGATTATGTGTTTGGCTCCGGCACCGGCCCCGGCCGCGTCGATATCGAATATGTCGACGACCGCACGCTGGCGACCAACACCTCGGAAAATCTCGATTTGTCCGGCGTGCTGATCGACGCCTTCGGGCAAGTGATCGCCGCCGCCAACATCAAGGCGATCGAGATTTCGGCGGCGGCCGGCAACACCACCAACCTCACGGTCGGCGCCGCGGCTTCCAACACCTTCGTCGGTCCCTTCAATGACGCCACCGATGCGTTGGTGCTGAAGCCCGGCGCGCGCGCGGTGATCTTCGATCCCGCCGGCTGGACCGTCACCGCCGGCACCGGCGATATTCTGAAGGTCACCAACGCCGCCGGCGCGTCCGCGACCTACCGCATCAAGCTGCTCGGCGCCTCGGCTTAACCGCCCGATGTCCGCCGGCGAGCTCGACAACCGCGTCACCTTCCTGCGCCGGCCGACCATCGCGAGCGACGCCGGCGACGATCGCGGCAGGTTCGAGGAGCTGTTCTCGGTGTGGGCCGGCTATTCCCCATTGTCGTCGGCGCGCCGTGCGGAATATGGCGTCGCCGAGGACGTTGTCACCGGCTGGTTGAAGGTACGGGAATCCGGACAGATCGACCGGCT